AAGGGCTATTAAGCAACGTTTTTACGCCTGTTATTCTCACAATCGCACCCTCTGCAATAACTTGTGGGTCGGTAAACAAAACCGAAGAACCTACTTTCAATTTGTCGCCTATATTCACCCACTCTCGCTTTGCCCACACGGGGTCGATTTCGCCTTTAAATGTAAACTTTGCATCCTCGTTATCATACATATAACGAATAGCAGTTCTTAGCATTTCCCATTCAGCTCCGCTCTTTGTCTTGGTGTCGTTGATGTAGCTTTGTGGCAATAAGCAATGAAAAATTGCATACTTGTCACCCACTTTAGGCGCAAAAACATTATTAGGCATCGAAATTCCGTCAATTTCTTGTGGCACAATTTCAAAGCGTCTAGCTTTCTTTTTACCTACTGCGTTGTGAATGTATTTTACCTCAAACTCACGTCCTGCAAGCATTCCCGATTGAAAGATAATAGTCATTGTTTCTCCAGCTATAAGGCACTTTGAGAAATCCAAATCTTGAGGTATCGTGTTATCCACGATGTCAAACCATTTGTTATTTACGCTTTCAACGCTAGAGCAAACACCAACCCTTGAGGGATAAATGCTAGTTGCATCGAAACTATCCTCTGCTAGGCTTTCATTTTGCTTGTCTACTCGTGTAATCGAGCAACCTTGCTCATCTGTCTTGTAAACCCTCTCAATTATACGATTAAACCCTTGTTCATCCTCGAATTTAACTCCGTCAAAAGCAAGCGTTACACCCTTTGGAAGATGTAAAGTTGCGCTACCATATTTGCTCTTGTCGATGTTGCGCTCTCCTCCTTGTACAAATAGCACTTCAACAGGTGCTTTATCGCTTGCATTTTGGCGCAAAACACCACTTCTTAAGCCGTTATTATAGCCGTAAGAGAGGGGCAAAGGATTATCCTTGTGATACTCGACTTTTTTAAGCGAAACACGTTTGTTTTTTATCTCAAACTCCGTGTTAAACTCGGTTGCCATTTGCGTTAAAGCGTCAAAACAATAGGCGTGGTCATAGTTAATTAATTTTTCCTCTCTTTCGATACATTCGCCAACAGACCAGCCTTGCTCACGCTTGTTCAAATTATCAACTAATAGTTGCAAATGCTCCTTTGGTTTAGCTGTCAAAGGAAATTTTAATCTGCCGTCTATAAGGTTTCTAAACTTCCACATTTTAGCCTTGCCAGCTTCGCTTTGTAGTGTAAGCGTGTACTCGTATCTGCGTGAATGCACTATATTTACATTTTCAGCTTTTAGTAGGGTGTATTTTGCATTATTAAAAACGCAATAACTACCTATTGGCAACTCAACGTGTTTTGCAAGATTGAACTTAATTGAAAGCTCGTCTTCGCCCATAATTGTGCAGTAGTGATAACTAGTATCATCTACTTGCACATTTATTATTTCTCTGTCGTTTTTGTCGTAAAAAATCATACGCAAACAGAATTAAAATTTTACAAACTAAAGTCCTCCATAACAGGACCATTATATTTCTTGCTTTCAGAGATTACATAGCCTAACTCTTGGATTTTATTCCAGCCCTCAGGAGAAAGAAGAACATTTGTATCGAACTCAATTTTACCTGCTGAATTTCCAAATTTAAGATTTGTCAAAAGCTCCCAATACTTAAACGTGCCATTTCTAAAGCCATAGTAATGCCAAGAATTCTCATACGCTCCTTGCTCAAATGGTGTCTTTTCATCCTTGCAAATAGTAACTATTAGCTTCTTTAAGTCTGCACCAAATTGCGCTCCAATACCTATTGCTGCTCTGAAAAGTCCCTCAAGCTCATAGTTAGGATATGCTCCTGCGTTTATTTTCACTTCAAGCGTCTCTCCATTTGTATAGTAGAAAATATTATCGAAACGCTTTGGAGAGCCTTTAAGTGAAACTGTCAAGTGCTTTATGTTTGCGTTTTTAAACATTTCCGCAAATCCTTGACCATACAAAACAACCTCGAAGTTGTCCGCAGTAAGCTTCTCAAACAAACCCTCACGGCTATATTTAGGATTAAGAGATAAATACTTGCGGTATTCGATAAGTGCTTCTTTTTCGCCCTCCTCAAATGAAGAGTTGAAAATATCCTCGTTGCTCTCGTACTTTTTTTCGACAATCATTCCCTTTAAAACTTGCTCCGTTAAGCCTGTATTCTCGACACCATTAAGTAGAGTTTGCAAGGCGTTTGAACTATCGCTATTTATCTGTTCTGCAACGTAAACAGCACTTTCGTCAAACTCTCCCTCTATTAGCTCTACATCGGTATATCCTTTGTCAGCAAAATGAGAGAGAATGTCGTGAGACATACCTGCAATATTCTTAAAGCGCAAAACAGGGTAAATCTCGAGGTCAGCACGCGAATGTCTGCGCCAACCTCTATTATTTGGTAAGGCGTGCAAAACCTCAAGTGCTGTAGGTAAAGGACTTGTAGTGCCGTCAAAGACTACTTCACGAACATAATCAAATGCGTCAAAATTCTTTAGTGTTTGCAACACGTTATCACCATATAAAATCAAACGTTTAATATCTGATTTTTGGAACATTCTTAAATCTCTGTCCGCTATAACTTCTGCACTAATGCAATCTAATCTAATTTCGTTAAATTCGCAATCATCTATTAGAATGCTTTTAACGTTGTAGCCTGTGGAAAACTCAAGTGGTGCTTCGTCTTCTCTTTGAACATACAAACTAAGATTTACAAAAGGATACTCCGCTGTCGCCTTTTTAAAGAAGTCTAAATAGTTCTTTCTGTCCTCTTCAGAAGCAGAATTAATAGCAGATGTAGGGATATTTTGGAAAGCTCTTAAAGCGTACATTCCACCCTTAAAGAGAGAGATATTTTCCTCATCTACCAACTGTCCCTCGTTGTTCTCATCTTTTAAACAACGCTTTGCAATATCAAGAATAGATTGTTCTAATTCGCTTAAAGGCTTTTCAACCTCTTTTATTACCTCTTTCTCAACCTCCCTAATTACCTCTTTTTCCACGATTTGTGGGGCGGGCATTTCAAGCGAAACAGCATTGCCGTTATCGTTCACAAGATAGACATTACTTGCTACGTTGAAAGCTTCTTGACGTATTCCGTCTGTGTTGTAATCTTTGTCAACGTGATAGAAAATAACCTCGATTTGAAGCTGTCCAGCTGTTAAATTATGGTTATCAAAAAACACAGTCAAAGAGCCGTCTTTCTCGACCTTACAATGATTAAAATTACCTCCCTTTCTACCAGCTGTAAAAATGCTGAAACCACCCTCGACAGATGCTTTAATGTCGAAGTCGCAATCATACCATTTTGCGGGTTTACCGTCCTTTACGAGCTTTAAAGATAGTGGAAAATCACTCTTTTTGTTTATGTGGATTTGTCCCTCTTGCACTTTTCCACATTGTCCTATCAAAATTTCAGACATAGTTGTTATTTTTTTATATTATGGTGCAATATTGCCAATTACAGTTATAGTTAAATTAAATTCAAGCCAAATTTTATCTGTGGGGTAAAATAAGGGGATTTCACAACTTTTGTACACGAACATATACGATTGCAAATTATCCTTTCCTAGTGTCCTATATCCTTGCCTTGTAAGTAGTAAAAATAAGGCTTGCCAATTATTCCACAAGTCCTCTAAGTTCTCTGCCCTCATCAAGCATTTCAAAGTAGCATCTTTAGCCGTTGGCGTTAAATAACCTTGCTCTTTATCATATACTAAATTACTGCTATACTTTGAGCTGTGTAGAACATTTTGCTTAACTTCAATTATATTGCGTAAACTCTCATCTGTCCCTTGTAAAACAGCCATATCGAAGTCTTTTAAATTCACTCCGTCTATTGTATAGCCTGTATCAGGTAGCAAAGCAGACGACACAGGATAAGAGCTGTTTTTAGTCATTTCCTCCGCTGTAAAATCGTCTGCAAACGCTATTGTAGTGAAGTAAAAGCCATTCACCAAACTAACTGCGGTTTGCTTTATTAGGCGCAATTTGAACTCTCTTTGTAATAGCTTATCTTCAAACGTGTGGTAAACGCTTCTCGTTAGGTCTGTTACAAACTCTTCTAGGTTGCTGTCGCTACTTGCATAAAAGGTTAAAGACACTTCTTTTGGCTCGAATAAAGGCTCGCTTAAATCTGCGTCGATACCCTCTTGCTCAAACCAATCATTGTATAAATATGCTTTTCTAGTGGGGTATTTGATTAAATCATTAACCCCACCTTGCGCAAGCAAAACGCCATAGCGCAAAAAAGCATCATTTCCATTTATATAAAGTCTATCTTCAAACATAGTTTTATACCATTTTTACACCCTTTATCGCAATGTCGTTTAGGCTGTTTTTAATTTGGTTTGAATTGCTTTCAATCTTTACCAAGCGTTCACGCATTCCGTCTGTTTCACTCTCAATGTGCATCACAGCTTTTAAAAGTGCTGTTGTGTTGCTCACAAGTATTTTTGTGTTCTCGCTAATTGAGTAGGTGTGTCCTTGTACTGCGGTCATACGCCCATTTAACTCGTTAACGCTATCTTGAGAAGCCGTTGCGATACCTTTGTTTGCGCCTGTTCTATTAGCCTCATCAGAGAACAAATTAAAGCCTTTTTTCGCTGCCATTTCTTGGTAACGTTGCATCAAATTATTATAATTACCTTGTTGCGATAAAATGCCCGTTGTCATTGTGTCGAGAATATTTACATATTCCTTGAATTTACTCTCCTCGTTTAGCGTTAAGTCTTTCATAACGTCTTGCATTCGTGTATTTGCTTGCTCGATTATTCCGCTAAACATTGTTGAGAATATCATTTGCTTACCAAAGCTCTCGAGCATTTTTTGAACGCTTTTGTTGAAATCTTCCGCTGCCGAAGTGCCGTTTTTAAAGGCGTTGACTAAAGCATCAGACATCGAGTTACCCAAATCTCCGAAAATGCCTGTAAGGTATTCTTTCACCTGCTTTGATGCTTCCTCTGCTTTGTTATACAAATCAACTATATATTGCAGAGTTTCTTTGCCTCCGTCTTGGAACTCCCTTGTATTAATAATGCTTTCAGCAAGTGTCTTATTAAACTTTCCTGACGCATCTATCAACTCGGGGTAAGCGTCTAAAAGGCTTCCGTAAATATCTCTTCCTTTTCTAAATATACCACCTTTACGATGTCCTGTTTTAATACCAATATCGGCTAAACCTGCATAAGTTTTTTTAAGGTCGTTCCCAAAGCCTTTAAGCTTCTTGTTCACCTCCAAATCTTGGGCAAAACGCATTAAACCCAACGGGTCTTTTGGTACTTGCAGACGGCTAAATTTGCGTTGTTGCGCAATTGTTCCCTCTATTGCACTAGCATAATCCGAATAGGCGTTTTTCATTGCCGATACAGAATTAATCGCTTTCTTGTAATCTAGGTTTCCAAAGATTGTATTTGCCCTCTCAAACTCTAAATTTTGAGCGTGTAAAGCAAGATTATAACTGCGTTGTTGCGCAATGGTTTCTTGTCTTATCTTCTTTAGTGCTTCTGCGTGTTCTCGTCCAGCTTGAAAAGCTTTAGTCATCCATCCGATTGCTTCGCTTGCAATAGCTTGCACACCGCCAAAAATACCACCTTGCGCAAAGCCTTGAGCGATGTTGCTTGCGCTGTTCATTGCATCTGTCACGCCACGCATCATATCGGCTAAATTCTCATTGCCTGCAGCCTCGAACAAGTCGCCTAATTTATTTGCCATTCCTCCGATTAATTCTGCCGATGCAGCGGCTGAACGACCTACTTTTTTAAGCTTTTCTTCCAACCCTTTGTCTTTGTCATCTTTAGAGAACAACTCTTTTACATCGCTTGCTAATTGCTTAAAAGGATTGCTTTTGAGAGCTTCCTTTTTTAAGCCGTTGAACTGTTTTGTTAGTTCCTGTAACTTCTCGGGACTTGCTTTTAGCGTCTTTAGCTGTTCAGCTGTAAACCCAAATTTAGGCGTTATATCCTCCGATGAAGTGTTTTTTAAATAGCTTAAAAGCTCGCTAGTTTTAGCGATAATTCGCTCTATCTCTTTAGTGCTTTTTTCGCCAGCATCCTCGAACAACTCTACAAATAAACTAGATGTTTCTTTGAGCTTTGACACCTCCTCATCGTTTACTCGCTTTAATGCTTCTTTGCGCTTTGTCTCAAGTGCTGAAATAGCTTGTTCTTTAGTTGCTACATCAACAGGTAAAGCATCTAATTCCTTGCGCTTTTTATCGTACTCCTCGTTAATCCTAGTGCGTTGCACTTGGTAAGTTTCAAACTCCTTGAGTAGCTTATTTTGTAAATCCTTTTCTGCATTTTCTTTGCTTTCAGTTGCAACTTTTTCAAACTCCTTTAATATGTTTTGTTGCTCCGCTGAAAGGTTCTTTGTATCTAAATTTAGCGTTAAGCGGTATTTCTCCTCCTGCTCTTTTGTAGCTTTAGGATTTTTATTTCTCCACTCTCTTAACTTATCTTCTTCAAGTGCTGAAAGCATTTCTTTACGCTTTTTTTCGATAGATAAAATAAGCCTATCATAATTAAGCTCTATTTGCTTCTTTTCTTTCTCAAAGCCGTCCTTTTCGAGGTCGATATTCTTTTGTCTTAACTCTAATTTATCTTCCTTTTCTTGCTCCGCTACACGCTTTAAATACTCCTTAGAGAGCTTTGCACGCTCTGCCATTTCATCGGCTAATTTTTGGGCATCGCTTTTACCACTTTTAGTCTTTTTATCAGCGTTTCTGTCGTATTTCTTTACGCCAATTTTCTTAAATTGCTCTTCCGCTTCTGTGGTAGCACTTGCAGCGACTTTTACGATGTCTTGCATCTCCTTTTTTTTCTTGTCTTCCTCTGCTTTCTTTGCTTTGGCTACTCTTTTTTGCTCAGCAAGAACCTTTGACAAATAGCCCGAATTTTTAACCTTTTTGCTCTTTGTTAAAATTATATTTCCAAATCTGTCGACATCTTGCTCTAACTCATAGTCAGGCTTGATATTTTTAACCTTTAACGGCTTTAATTGCGTTTGTATCAGCTCTTTTTGCTTCTCTTTTAGCATATCAAAAGCAGCTGCCGCCTTTGCTTGAGCCATAAGAGCTGCAACAACGCTAGATGAGTTTTGAATAAGATATTTATTTGCATCATTCACGCCATTAATCGCAACGCCTAAAGAGTGAAAAGCATCTTGATTATCTTTTATATACTTCTTTTGCGCTTTAAAGTTATTTCCAAGTGCTGTATATTCCCTTTTAAGCTTGTTATAAAGAGTTATTTGTTCAGATACTTTATCGGCAATTGCTTTGTTAAAATCTTCTTGCTTTTTAACTGCTGCATTAAAAGCATCATTAGCGGCTTTTTTAGCTGCATTAGCTTTCGCAGCTAAAGTGCCTACAACTGCTACAACTGCTGCTATTGCAGCTGCAATCCAACCCCATACAGGTATCGCACGAATAGCAGCTCCAACAGCTCTAAAAGCACCTGCAAGAGTGAAATTTGCAACAGTACCAGCACTAGCAGCAGCAGCGTTTGTCGCCTTGCTTGCGGTGTCAAGATTTTGCATTGCAATAACCTCTTTTGAACCATTGCTAGACGCTTGTTTTGCTGTTGCGTTGCGTGCCTCCGCTGCTGTATTTATTTCCTTTGCAGCTGTGTTTTTAATCGTTTCTGCTGTCTCTGTTGCTTGCAAGACATTGCCCTCCGCAACGACCTTGTTATACCAGCGTTTTAAGCCATTGATAGTAACTAATCTAAATTCACTATCTTTATTTAATGCTTGTTGAACTTGTTGCAAGCCCATAGTTATAGACATAAGGCTTTGCACCTTTAGCATTACTTTTTGCAAATTCTCATTTTCACCTACAAACAAAGACGCTGCGCCTTGAGCTGCGGTGAAAGCACCCGTTAAGCCTCCGATACCTTTGATAACACCTGCTATTTGCGCTTCATCGTTAGCAAAAACGCTACCTTGCTTTGCGATGTCACCTCTTATGTCCATTAAGCGTCCAAGTTCTTGCGTCATCTTTACATATTCAGCGGATTTCTCATCGCCACCATTGGCAATAAATTCCGCCATTTGCATAGATAACGCTTTAATTTGAGTTCTCAAAGATTGGGTTTTATCGCTTGCCTTTTGGGTTGCCTCTGCTTCCTTTTGCAACTTCTGTTCAACCTTTAGCAAATCATCTGCTAAAACCGCTGCTTGCTCGTTTACTTTTTGGCGCAAATTAATGTTTTCACGGATTGCAATTGTTTCATTTTTAATTGCGTTGTATTCCTCCTTTGTACCTGTTTTTGCAACAGCATTTTTTTTAGCCGACAACCTCTCGTATTCGCTTGACAACTCCCTTATAGCTGCTTTATTTGTATCGGTAACTCTGTCGATTTCCTCAAAAGCAGCTGCAACCGCACTTAAAGTCGTTGGTGCGTTGGTTGCAATGTCAATGTTTACAACGGGGACATTTGAGAGCAACTCTTTTATTTTGTTGCCCTCTTGAGATGCTTGCTTGTCGATATTGGATAGAATACCACTTGCTTTCTCTGCGTCGGCTTGCAAGCGGGAAGTGTCAATTCTCGCTGAAAAATATAAACCTTTCTCGTTTGTTTCCATATATATTCTATCCTTTCTGTTTTTTAGTCTGTTATTGAGTTAAAGAAGTCATCTATTTTTTTAGAATTATTCTTGCTATCTGCGTTAATTATTTCTTCATTTTTATTGCCCTTATCCTTGTCGCTGTCGTATGTTGGTAAAACTGCGCTGTACATTGTAAGATTTACATAAGACATATCATATAGCACTGTTTCAAAGGGTAGGTGATAAACCTTTGCTGTACCAGCGACAATTGCCCAAATGCTGTTGTTTAATCCATTTTCGTTGGGCGAAGCAGATTTATCTCTGTTAGGAAAATGGAAAGCCCGAAAAAATCGCCTAACTGCAAGTTGCCTATTAGTGTAGCTGTGATGTTATAGAGTTCACTTGGCGAAAAGTTCTCCAAAAGCTCTTTTGCCAGCTCTGCTTTTTTATCCACTTCGATAGTCTCTGTAACTACTTTAGTGGTCATTTGAATGGTCTTTAAAGGGCGTTTAAACAAGCCAAAGAGGTATGATTTGTAAACGATTTTTTCCTCTTCAACCTCGATTTCTTTTTGGATTGTGCGTTTTTCAGTAAGGTTTTTTGCCCCTAAAATAAGGATTGCTAAGGCTTCTCCAAAAGGCTCGCAATGCTTGGCAAAAGACAAAGATTCTTTTACCACTTCTGCCTTGTCTAGTGCGATGTTTGGTAGTGTAGAAATACACTGTGAAACCTTGATGAGCGTTGCAACGCTAGGTGAAGCAACTTTGTAAGTTTTAGTGCCCACTAATATATTCTGTGGTACTTGCAAAATGGCATCGCCTGCCTTTTGCTCAATAGTTTTATCGTTTATCATGATATTATGTGTGTGTTTATATAATAGCAAGCTAGTTTTTACGCTAGCCTGCTATTTCTTTCATTAAGGGATTTGAGTTACCTCTACAACCGATGCTAAGCCGTCAGCGGTGATTGTCACTTTGCCTACACGCACTTTACCTGTGGTATTTGCAGACACTTTGATAGTTGCTACTTTTGCATTTGCTGTCGCTGTAATCCAATCACTATTTAAAGTGCTAACAGCGATGTTACCTCTCGATGTTGCAGTGATTGTCTTACCTGTGTTATCTGCGGCTGCACCAAAGTAAAGCTTATCACCTGAAAGCGTTAGCGCATTCTTTTGATAAGGTTTAATAATCTTACCTGTTGCAGGCTTCAAAGGCTTTGCCACATAGTGGAGCAAAATACCCTCCGCAGATGAGTAAGTTTGTTCACAGCGTAAGGTTGCACGCTCAATAAGGAAGCCTTTTCCACCCTCATCTTCGGGGGTTAAGCGGAACGCAAACTCACCTGCAATAACACCGTCTTCGTCCTCTACAAAAGGCTCTTCACCTTTCTTTACGAAATGGTCAAACTCAAATGTGAAAGTTGATTTACCAACACGAGAATCTATAATATCGCCTCCCTCTTCGGTAGCGGTTTTTTCCTCGCCTTGAGCTTGCGACAACTTAGTTGTATCTTCTTTTGGTGTTGCTGTCTTTTTCCAACTTCCATCAGGATTTCCACCTACAGATGGACAAAATTCAATTGTGGGTTTTCCCCATGATAAAACTGCCATAGTTTATTCTTTTTTTAGTGATTAATATTATTCATTTTCGAAGTAGTCATAACCAAGTTTTACCACGATAAAGTGTTGATTGGTATTATCTTCTTTAAAGCTAGTTATTGTGTTTGAAAGCTTGAATTTGTAGTTTGAAACGCCAGCTGTGAGTGAACTAACCCACTCTTTAGCAAGTGCTTCTATTACTGCTCCTCGCTTTTCGTTTTCGATGAAATTTCCACTACTATATGGGTCGTGATCATTGTAGAAAATATTGATGGTTATAACGCCTTTTTCTACTTGATCAGGAACACCTGTTGTGAAAATAATCAAGATGTCTTCAAGCATGCTATCTTTTGGTCTGTTTTCACGACTAAAAAAGATATTGCCAGATAGGTTTTGTTGAAGCCTACTACCTAAAAGTAGTCTGCGGACATCTTGAAGTATTTCTTTGCTTGTTTTAGCCATTTTTGAATTGTTCTTGTAGTTGTTTTTCAAGTTCTATCTCTGCGCTGTCTAGCACATCTAGTCCTTTTGCAGAAACATATACTGCGTAATGCATGCCTGCTACCACTGTTAAGGTTGTTCCTTTGCTTGTTTTGGCTAAAGCCTGCGCCAAAGCTTCACCACCTTTAACACCATCGTAGCCATCTTTAGTTACTTCAAAGCCTCCAATTCTAACAATCTCACCATCAATAGATATAATATAACCAAGGCTACTTCTCAAGTTACCTGTTTGGTTTGAATATTTACCCGACTTTTTAGCTGTATTTACTACATGCTCACCGATATAAGAGAGTGTATGAATAGTCTCATTGATTAATTCTTCAACGCTACTCTTTAGGTACTTATCTATATCTTCTTGTGGTGTTATTTGCTTCATTATTAGACGGTTATTTGGATTTCATCGACTGCCGTTAGTGGCTTAATTTGGATAATTGAGAACTCACCAAGAGAATTGCCAAACGCATCAAATAAACTTATCTGCTCGCCTTTGAAACTGCGCATCTCGATAAGTATAGTATAGTGTTTTTCAGTGTAAGGCATGTTATCTGACTTCGCTAGGTTGTTGTAAGATGCTATTTCATACTGACATGGTATTGGTTTGCTCCATGTCGCCTTTTCGCAACTCTCAACAAAGCCTGTGTCTCGGTCAATATAACATTGCGCTTTGCTTTTAACTCTTATAGTGCCATTCTCAATAATCATAAGGTGTCTCCCTTGTATCCAAATTTAGTTTTAACAGCTCCCGAAGTTTCTCCAAAGTCGTTGTATATCGCTTTTGCTAAGTTTCTAAACGATGTCCGTTGATCTTCGGAGAAAGAATAAGACTGCCCACCTTGTGATACGTCAGGAGCAAAGGAGAGCCACATATAAAGGTCAGCTTTCGCCAAGAGAAAACCCTTTGAAACTGCGATGTCACTTG